CACGCGACGCGCGATTAGCAATACGGCATATACAATCGTAATTAAACCAATAGTTGGCGCAATATCATTGCCAATCAAATTACCAATGATAATAGGGAAATCCATCAACACAATACTCTATTATACCACAAAAGATCTGATATTGCGATTATCAATGTACAGCTACATACCAAGACCAATACGCTGTTTCTGTTTCGATATGTATTGTGATGTTGCCACATATCGTTATTGTTTCAATTACAATGATACAGCAAATAATTTCAACTATGGTTTAATGAATATTAACTTAGAGACTGACAGCCTTCTAAGTAAACTTACACTCGGATTGTTTAAGAAACCAAAACAATCCTTCAAAAGAGTTGACAAAATCAAGACAATGAAACAAATGCATGCTGCTCTCGATGATGTTGTCCACGGCATATTACCATCATTCGATATATCCACTAACAATCAATTAAAATTCTTAATGATTATGGTTCAATTTGATGCAAAATTCTTCAAATATTTCAATCATTTGAAACTCAATGCCACTGAAAATTTAATATTTATGAAATACATCTATACATTGCCAGATACAATCATAAGTAAAATTACCAAATATGAAAATTGTCCAAAAATAATCAAAAGATTGGAATATAGAGGACATCCATTGTTTGATTCACCTGTACCAACATTACAAAGACGAATGAATGGTTTTGTGCACAAAAACAATATGTACAAATATGGACACAATGAATACAAAGCATTAACAAAGAAAACGCAGCAACAAACGCACACGCCCAACGGACATGCGCTTGTAGCCAATTCCCGGACTGCTGCGAAGAGATGTATTCAATGGTATTGCGAACAATTGGGCTACACTCCATATTGGATCGGTGCCTCTTTTGATGACACTGGTTATTTGATGCCATATTCCGACAAAGATCTAAAGAACCAGTTAAAATTTGATGATATTGACAATACTCATATTTTCTGCTTCTCTGATACAGATCTTCACGTAGACATGAATTTATTCATGAGTAGTGGCCGCCCAATAATGATAACAGGATCGGCTCCATTCTACTTTGGACTAGATATTAATCATGGACAAATTTCAATGGATCCTATTGACCACAAAACCACACGTACAAGCGTACTTGGTGGTGGACATTATAATGACCAAATTTATAATTACACTGCCTCTGACCATTATTCCTGTTTAAGTATGTCTGGTCAAATCGTAGTCTACGACGTAGATTATAAGGTGACACCATGGGATGATAGGCGATTCATTTGTCTATTAACTCCACATTACTCACACATGACCAATTTTGAACATTATGACACATCTGAGTTTCTCACTTTGACAAAGGTGAAACATATCAGATACAACCAGATATACAGTTCGCACCAAAATGATCCTATCTTCTTCTACATCGGCATACAACGTGCCGAGAGAAAATTCATAAACATTGGAAACCAATTTAATTCATATCAAATACCCATTGAATTGGTTAATCAGGCTGTTACCACAACTGAATCAACATTTGAAAAAGTCCTTAATGAAACTTATCCATTAAAAGAACACAATTTTGCCGAAGTACATCACCTAACCAAATTATGCCCAAAAATTGACACTGATAATATCGACTGGATACAATTGCCTGATTTTAATAAGAGGAAGAAACCTGAACCAAGGAAGGATCCACTCATCGAGACAATCAAGAAAGTTGAAGAAAATGTACAGAAGCATGCTAAACAAGTTATCGAGTCACAAAAGATCACCAAACAAAACAAAGAAAACCGGAAGCACCCTAAAATTGATAATAAATCCGATGCTAAGAAGAATGATGATAATAATAATGATAATCATACTATTGCTTGGAAAAATCCTCCTCCCTCTGCTCTAAAAGATATGAAAGCTAAATCACAAGAAATCAAGAAAGATATGAAAAAGACTGCGCAATTAAACAAAACCGATGGCAGAGTTGAGAGAAGTAAAAATAAACCAATTCAATTAACTGTACCTAAAACCAATCCAATAGCTTCCACAAAACTTGCAGGACAGAAAAATGCATCATATGATTTCAGCAATAACCCACTCAAACAAGTATCTGCTGTTGTAAATGGTGCTAATATCCAACCAATAAACAAAACTGCAAACAACAACCCTGTTAATGGTGTACAGACAGATGTACCTATTAAACGTGTTTTTAATACCCCAAATATCGAAACCAAAGATGATGATGATACAGACGGGGATATATTTGATGAGCAAGCAGAACAATTAAAGAAAGAATATCAACAATTCGTTAATGCAGGAGAAGTTTTGGAACATAGTGATACTAACTTCTTCGATAGTGACACTACGGAGGACAACCAATCAAGTGCTCCAAAACAACCCACTGTTAATAAAACAAAACCCCCAAGAAAATTGAAGGTTGCTGATAGTTCTGAAGAAATTTTTATCAAAATTGTTAGACCTTGTAACGAACAAATATCAACGTTGCCACGTTTAATAGTAAAACCGGCCCCACCAAAGCGTGTATACACATCAACAGCTGACCCAGTGCAACGTGTCTTTACTACCCCAATTAAAATACCAATTAATGATGATCAAGCTGGGAAGAAGGCCATAAAATCAGCTATACACTCTTCCAGAATACCAATGCCAATTGACGCTCAACGCGCACAATATGAAAATCCTACTTATACATTCAAAGAAGATAACCGTTATTATAATAATTATCGATTGTCGATACAACACGCTGTGGTACCATTAACTAAAGATCCACTAACAATCAAAACCGGCATAATAGGTCGGGTTGTTGCTCAAATTCGTGAAGGTGTTGTACCAGCTCTAGCCCCTCCTGAATTAATTAAGCAAGGGAATATGAATAAACCCATGATTGAAAAATATTCGCGTGAATTTGTTGATATCATTACCGCTGGTACTAAGTGTGAACCCTTGAACGATTTAGAATTAGTTGACCTACATATCGTTAATGAAAATATACGAGATAAATTCTATTCTGTAGATAGAGTCAAGAAAGGGAATGAAATAAAAATAAACGCCACATCATTCGTAAAGAAGGAAGCTTATCAAGACAATAAAGATCCAAGGCTTATCACTCAAATGGATCACCAATATTTATTACAAATGTCACGTTACACTTATCCAGTCAAAAACCAATTATTGAAGAAAATGGATTGGTATGCACCCGGACTTACAGGGCAAGAGTTAGCTGACATGATGAACAGAAAATTTAAAACAACTAACAGAATCGTGGCGACAGATTATAGTAGATTTGATGGAACTGAATCAGAATTTTTGAGGAGGAACCTGGAGATGGCTGTCTACTTGAAATGTTATGATCAAAAATATCATGCAGAAATAAAAGCATTGTTTAATATGGACTTCAATGCGAAAATAGAGAATGGACGCGGTGATAAGAAGATGAAATACTACACAAGAGGCTCCAGGTTATCAGGTGCTGCCTTAACAACTGATGGGAACACCATAAATAATGCTGGTTTGTTGTATGTAGCATTAAGAACAATGGGATATCCACCAATGTTTGCCTATACCGTTGTTACAAAAGCATTATTTTATGGGGATGATGCTGTATTGACACTATTATTTTTCCATGAAGAAAATGAATTTTCAATTGACATCGACCAACTAGTCCATGCAATCACCGGATTAGGCATGGTTATTAAATTAGAACTAGTTCCCAATGTGAGAATACCATTTTGCTCCCGATTCTATGATGTAATCAATGAAGGATCGATACCAGACATGAAAAGAGCACTAGTTAAAATGATGGTTTCATATACTGGTGACCCAAGAACACCCGAACAACAAGTATTCGATAGGATATATGGTTATTACGTCAATGATCCACAACACCCAATCATCAAAGCGTATTGGGATGTAATTGCTACTGGCCTCTTAGCTAGCAATTCTGTTAAACTTGTAACAAAATTAACAGGAAATCAGATGATGAAAGTTTTCATGGGAGCATTTCCACAAGGTGATCTTACTAGATTATTACATGATGACGAGATTCATTTAGGACTCGGTTCTTACGAGTGGGCGGTCGGGCGCCTACTCAATGGTCAACTCTTATTCTAAGTGTTGTTGCTTGGTGCAACAACACGTGGTGCGTTAAAATAATGCCTAGACAATTTAGATCTCAACGTAGACGACAAGAACTCATGAAGCAACGTCAACAAAAACAACAACAACAACAACAACCACCCAAGAAAAAGAAGAAACGATCCAAGAGAAAATACCGACCCTTGAGATTGTATACCCGAACACCAGCGGCGCGAGTAAATGTGAATCGCTCGTTTCTGACTCAAACCAGGAATGGAAACTCCGTAAGAGTAACTGGTTATGACCTTATCTACAATACCAACGAAGGTGTTGTTGAGGGGCCATTCTGTGTCGTATCATGCAATCCTGCTTATTGGAATGGTACCCGAGTCGCTGCAATAGCAAACGCATATTCACAATTTCGACCTTTGCATATGTGCTTTGACTATTTTCCCCAAGTATCAACAATGACAAATGGTAATGTTGTGACTGGAACAATATGGAATAATAACACTGGAGGCAATAATTTACAACAAAGTTTAGCCACTTCCAATGGTGGTAAAATATTCCCAGTGTACGCCACTGCTCGTGTACCTATTAAATTACAAACGAATTTAAACCAAAATTTGTTCAATTTCCAAGGATATATTGATTCTGACACCAATCCTTTCGTATTTATGGCAGTAACACAACAGTCCAACAATATTATTCCCGGGTATTTCATGGTTAGCTACACCTTTGAATTCAAAAATCCACTTGGTGACGGATTTGATTATGATACTGATGTCAAGACTGCCGGAGACGTATCATCAGACGACGTCTGGGATACTACTTCTGCCGTTCTATTATCCGCTACCACTGCAGCAGCAATAGGAACAAAACTGGTAGTAAAGATCATCGACGATGCAGTCCAGTTTTTCCTCGGTGGATCAAGGGTAGGTATGGTTGCCAGCTGTATCTTGAAGTTATTCAAATCGAGACCACGACAAATGACCAAACAACAAGAGGACATAATCGATCTGGGACAATCAAATCAAATAGCACATGTCGCTGTAGATATTGATAGAACCCAACAGGGATCAAGCATTATATCCAATTTTGCTATACATGACAAATTAACACTTGACCACTTCCAAACATTCAAGACCTATGTAAGTGGAGCTGACTATAATGTAGTTGGCGGACTATTTGCAAAACTAACCCAGGTCGGCGCTGGCAGATACAACATCGGATTCTTCAATGTTGCATCATCAACTGAGCTAGTTCCTGAAGGCCTATATGTATTACGAACTACGTCCACTCCAAAAGATTACTCGGCCTATTATGATCGTGATGGTTCTGTCACCATACATCCAGATAATGTGAGATTAATCCTTAGTTTCCAGAATTATAGTGGTGTGGAATGTTCAATACCAACCATGACATCCTTTAGTGAAGCAGAACCGTTTGTGTTAGCAGACATTGCACTTCAAGATGTAGAACAAGTCCTCGGTGTAAATAGACATGATATAATCGGAACTGGCGAATTAACTCTTGTACCGATCGACCAAAACACTCGTAAACTATAAACGTTGCACCCACAATTATCACCAGACTCAATAGGTAAGTTGCGTCCAGTAGATTTCGAACGAGCAATGCCACTAGCATGGGAATGGTGATTTGAACCACCACGTGTGCACCAACAACAACACTGATACCACAGGTGTGTTATAGGGAGGATGGGACCGTACATCCTTTTATATCGTCCAGTTGTACCTATAAACGAAACAATGAATTATCACACGATTCATTGTAATGTCCTGTGAAGTGTAGGATGGGATGTGATCCCCTGGATAACCCACGATGG